GTGGTGGGCGTGGGAAGCGGGATCGGCGCAGCAGTGGTCGTCGGCGTCGGCGCTACCGCAGGCGCCGTCACCACAGGCGTCGTCACGGCGGGCGTCGGGATCACCGGGCCGCCGACCGGCATGTAGTAGCGCTTTGAGAACTGCGGATCGAGTGCACCGGCTGCAGATCCGCCGTACTGTGCGCCGCCACCGGTTGCGCCGCCGCCCTCGAAGTTGACGCCGTTGGGCAGGGTCGCCGCCATGTGTCCGCTGCTGCCCGGCAGGGGAGTGACACCGACGTTCAGCGCGCCCTCCCGGTAGCCCGGAAGAAAACCGAGCTTGGCGGCCTCAGCATCGCTGGCAAAGTTGGTTGTTGTGAACAGTCGCCCCGAGTTGGTCTTGCCGGTCTGCAGCACCTCGACGAGATCCGAGATCGACCCCGAACAGTCGGCCAGCCCGTTCACCAGATCGGATGCGGGCGCGTACTTCACATTGCCGCTCGCCGCCTGCGCGAGACCCAGCATCGCCGCAACATTTCCGCCGTACCCGCCTGGCTGCATCGCAGCCGGACCCATCGCCGCCGCCGCGTAGTTGCTGTACTGCGACTGCCCGAAGCCGAGCGGGGACCGGCCGGCAGCGATGTTCTGAGCGCCGAAGATCCCGAGCGCGCCGTAGCCGCCCTGGATCGGGTTGGCCTTGCTGATCGCGTCCAGCTGGGTGAGCATCGGCGCCGCGGCGAGATTGCCGGCCGCCTTGATCAGGTTCTCCACGAAGCCGGAGATGCCTTCGCCCAGGCCGAAGTCAGCGTCGAGCGCCGCGCCGACCTTGTCCATGCCCTGGCTGAATGCGTTGGCCGTGGATTCCATCTTTTTCCACGTACCCTGCTGCGCCTCAGCCAGTTTCGCCTCAGCCGACTGCAACGAGCGGCCTTGCGCGACCAGTGCAGCCTTGGCGTTGTAGCGGTCCTGCTCGGTCGCGTCCGCGTCGGCCATCACTTCGAGGTAGCGGTACCGGGCATTCTGCAGGCTGGTCTGCGCGTTCAGTTGGCTGGTCTGCGCGTCGAACACACGTTGTGGATCGACCTGGAAGGATCCCGGGCCAGTGCCGGGGACCATCGGGCTCGGCGCCGGTGCGCCCGCGGCCAGTCCTTCCTCGCCGGGGAAGCTGCCGAACGGAATCGACTCCAGCGTCCACTTCGACGGGTCGAACGACGGCTTCGACTTGCCGCCTGCGGCATCCTCGGGCACAACCGGGATCGGCTTCGGCGCGCCCTGTGCAGGCGCGTCCGGCATCGGTCGGTTAGGTGCAGTGCCAGGGGGCGCCGGAATCCCAGGAACGCCACTCAGCGCATTGTTCAGAATGTTGGTACCCGGACCAGGCGCGACAACCCCACCGGGATTGGTCAGTCCGCCCGTCGCGGCGGGGTCCAACGCAGCCGGGGTAGGCGGCCCGAACGGACTCGGCGACGACGTGCCTTGGTCGATTTCAGCAGGCGAGAACAGGTAGGTGATGAACCTCGGGATATCCTTGATGACCGGAAGATCCGAAAACCATTCGGCGATATCAGTTTTCAGATCCGAGAAGAACTGACCGACCGTGCGGGTCGCGGTCTCCCATTCCGACGTGAAGTTGTCCGTGGCAGTCTTCGTCGCCCGATCCGATGTGCCCTGCAGATCACGGAACTGGGCAGCCGCGGGATCCAGGTTGAATCGGTTGATTGCGTCGCCCATGTCTTCGAACTGGGTGCCGAACAGGCGTTGCCAGATCAGGGCCTGTTGCATCGGATCGTCGACCCGCTTGAGCGCATCGAACACCGAGTTGAGCGCGACGTGGGCAGAGTCCCCGCCAGCTGCGAAGCGCCGTGACATGTCCTCGGCGCTGAACCCGAGAGCTTCGAAACCCTCCTTGGTCGACTTCGAGCCGTCGACGGCGCGAATGCTGAATTCCTTCAGCGAATCTGCGACCTTGTCGGTGTCGCGGGCGCCGCCTTCGAGGCCCTGCTTGAGCAGGGTCATCACTTCTCCGGCGTCGAGGCCGAACTTGCGGAACTGGGTGGAGTACTCGTTGATGGTGTCGAGCCAGTCACCGGATACGTCGAGCCCAGACTGGAAGCCAGCGGTAATGATGTCCGAGGCCTCAGAAACGCTGCCCGCCAGGCCGGTACGCATCAGGGTGCTGATCGAGCGGGACGACTCGGCCGCTGTCGCTTCCGTTGTCCGGGTCAGCCCCTGCAGTTGCTCAACAACGTCTTGCACCTGGTTGCTGGTGGCCGATGGGTCGAGCAACCCGGCACGCAACGCGGTTTGCGCGGCCCCCAGGTTGTCCTGCACTGAGGCGCCGAAGTTCCCCGCGTACGCCCGGCCAGCTGCAGTCGCGTACTGCGCCATCGATGACTCGTCGAGACCCATGCTGGCCTGAAACTGATCCTCCATCCGGATCGTCTGCAGGCCATCGGCGATCGCCGGACCGAGAAGCGCGACAGCACCGACCGCGGCGGCGACCAAGCCAGCGCCGAGGGCGGCACCCGCAGTGGTGCCCGCGCCGGCCATCCGCGCCGCACTCAGCCCGCCAGTCAGACCGCCGCTGAATCGGTCGGCCGCCTCCGAACCGATACCGGCGTACTGACCCATCCCCGCGCGCAGACCATCTAGGAACGCCCCACCGGCGCTGTCGCCCGCACCCTCGTAGTCCTTGTACGCAGCAGCGGCCTGCCGGATCGCCCGTTCCTCGTCACGCTTGGCCTTCGCCGTGCGCTCCGACTGCTGAATGAGCTTGGTGCGGTTCGTTTCCCCGCGAGCGAGCAGATCGTCGAGCTTCTCCTGCTCGACCCGCAGCTTGCCCGTTGCGTCCCGGGCGCCGTCCATCGCCTTCTCAAGCTTCGGCGAGTTCGACCGGGCGCCATTGGCGAACGCCGACATGAAGTCGCCGCCGACCTCCTGGCCGATGCGCTCGTAGCGCCGCTGGATATCGATCGCAGACTTGCGGATTGAGGCGTCATCGACCTGAGTCGAAACGGTTAGCGCAACCATCGGGCGGTGATCACCTCATTCCTTTGTCGGCCGTCGCTTCTCGGCGACCGTGACTTCGAGCGGTACCTCGCTGCGGATTTCGCCGGTCAACATGCCATCGGTTTGGGCCCGCGCCGCTTCGAGCGCGTCACGGTCGGCCTGGCTACGCATAAGCGCCAGGTCTGCGTGTACGGAGGTTTTGAACCATGAATCGGCCGGAAGGCCTTTGAGAAGGACGAGCAGCTCGCGGCTGCTCATCTGGCCCTGGTGCCACTCGCGAATGTGGCGCCCGGGGTAGTGCGGGATGCCGGCCTCGATCTGTTCGGGGTATCTACTCCACGCCTCGATCGCTTCCGTCACTTTTGGAGTCGGCGGCCTCGCGCTCGGCAGCTTCCCTGGTCATCCGATTCCAGATCAGCCCAACGAGGCGGGAATTGCCGCCATTGGCCTTGAACACGGCGTATCCCTCTTCGCCCCACAGGGCGATCGCTACGCGGGCGTCATAGCCGGGCTTTATCAGCTCGACCTTGCCGTCCTCCCCGGTGCGTTGGTACGGGGTGATCAGTTGGCCGCGGATGGTGCGAGCCGGGACAAACGTCTCGGATTCCTCGACACGCACCGTGCCACCGGTGATCTCGTCACCGACGTGGACCTCTTCGCCGTCGACGTAGGTGACCTTGTGCCGCAACTTGTGGTCGGGAATCACGATGTCGGGCAGCCGGTCGCATTGCTGGATTTCGAATTGCAGTTGGTTCCAACGCTCCTGCTGATCGTCGTCGAACAGTGCAGGGTTCGGAACCTCGAATGTCTTGGTAGATCCGTCCTCCAGCGTGAGCACGATGCTCTCGCTGGCGGCGAAACCGAAGTACTCGGCGGCCTGCGCCTTCGCGGCCTCGACGCTGCGCGATTTGGCCTCGTCGATGACGCTGCGGTCCTTGGGCATTGGTGTGGTCCTTTGCTGTCGGTGTGATCGGTTGGTGTGGTCAGGGTGTGTGGCTCTCTGGGGCGCCCGACCACACCAAGGGGGCGCCCCAGAGAGGTTTAGGGGGTTACGCGGTCGCGGTGATCTTGTTCGACGGCGCCGAGATAGACACGCCACCAACCGAGTTGGTTGCGTGCACCTGGAAGGTGTAGTCCTCGGCACCCGTCAGTCCGGTACCGGTCAGGGTGACGTTGCCGTCCGACACCGTGGGCGAACCCGACAGCGTCAGATCCGACTCCACACCGGTGTCCTCTTCCGTCTTGCGAGCCGTGTAGGTGAACGGCGACTTCGGCCCCACCGGTGCCGGGAACACCAGCTGCACACCGCCAGATCCCTGCGGGGTGGCCACCGGAGCGCCCGGGAACACGGGAACGCCCGGGTTGTTCTCCCAGCCGCGGCCGGCGCGGAACCGCGCATGCGAGTAGCCCGAGTGCGGATCAATCGACACGCCCCAGGTGAGCACGGTCTTGATCAGCTCATCCGGCGTCCACTTGCGGTCTTCGATGTTTTCGAAGCTGATCGCGGGGAACACGTCGACGAAGAAATTTCCGCCCTTGTCGACACCGACTGCCAGGCACTGACGCAGGCGCCCCTCCATCTCGCGGGGCTTCTTGCGTGCGTAGTTCGGGGTGCCCTGAACCGGGGTGGACGACAGTGGCAGGTCGAACTCGAAGGTGTCGGTCAGCGGCGACTGTTCGGCAAAGCCGAACTGAATCGTGCCCTCTTCCGAGGTCACATCGGAGCGCACCACCGATCGGGTCTGCCAGATGTGGTCCTTCTGTACGTCGATCTTGTTGGCGAACGACGGGCCATCGGAGGTACCGGCGCCACCGTCGTGCCACGTGCCTCCGAGCTCCAGCTTGAGGTCGGTGCGGAACTGGCTATCGGCAGAGAACGGGGTGAACCCGGACTGCCAAACACCGTCCTTCTCGACGAACGCCAGCGAGGTATTCACGCCGTCGTTGTCGCGGAAGAGCAGCGACCCGTACAGGGCCTTGCGCAGGTTACCGGTGTTGTAGCCGAACAGGTTCGACCACACGTCGCCGGATGCGGGTTGCGTCATGGTTGACGCTCCTTTCGGATGGTGATGGACCGGAACGCAATCCGGCTGTTTTGGGGTGGTGTGATCCCGCAGCCATCGGGGCTGCGGCCAGAACTACGAGGGCACCGAGACCAGGCGCAGGTCTACGGCGTATCGGGCGATGAATCGCTCGACGTCGGTATTGCCGTACGGATCGTGATGCGGCGACTCAACGCACCGGACCTTGTCGGCGGTCACGACGCCCCAGCCAGGCACGGTGACCTCGGTCCAGGGGCGATCGCGCAGATAGAGCATGCGGCGCTTGCATTCCCGCGCGTAGTCCTCGCACGCGGTGTACGCAGGCTTGCCGTCCATGGCCTGGGCCAGGTGATCAAACTGGTAGAAGCCGTAGTCGGTGTGTTCGTTCTCGAACCCGTCGTAGCGCTGAATCAGCGTGAACGGCAACGGATCGTCGCCGCGAATGCCGCCAGCGTTCGGGGCGACCGGTGCCAGCCAGGCCCGTAGGAACCGAATTGGCGGCGGGGCTTCGCGGTCGAGCAGATCGGTCACAGCTCGTCGCCGAACCGAGCCTTGGCCTGGCCGAACGGGGCGTAGGCCTTCGTCGGGGTGTCCGGGCCATAGGGCGACTTCGAGTCGGGCGGATCCGCCTTGGTCCCGTACTCGATCATGTGAAAGATCGGATCGTCGGAGAAGATCGTGCGGGCCGGCAATCCGTTGCGCGGCTTGCGAACCTCGCGGATCTTGACCGACGCCACCGCGCCACCGGTGTCGATCGGCACCTTGGACTGAATGAAGGCCTTCACCTCTTTGGCCTTCTCGGCGTTGGCGCTGTCGAGCTGTTCGTCGCGCTGCACCTGGGCGCGGATCTCCATCTCGATGTCACGCGCCGACGAGATACGGCGGGCCATCAGGACTCGCTGGAGTCCTCACCGCGGCGGCCGCGAGCGCGGTGGGGCCGCTCATCCGGCACCGGTACGACACCCTCGTGAACGGTGCCGTCTGCCGTCTCGACCTCGCCGGGCTCGGCGCCATCCGGCTGGGTACCGATCTGTCCCGGGCCGACGTCGACGCCGTCCACGGTCACGATCGCGTGCGGCACGATCTTGCCGGCCTCGATCAGCTCGGCCGCCTCGACGTCGGTCAGGTCGACCGTCGACCCGACGTCGGAGTAATGCACCGCCGCGCCGTCGCGCAGCACGATGAACTCCTCGGCAACGGTGTAGTGGCTCATGGGAACTGTCCTCTCAGACCTTGGTCCACTCGCCGACGCACCACACCTGGACCGCTTCGCCGTCGACGCCGTACTCGATTACGCGCGGAGCGCGTAGCTCGAATGTCCGGCCGTCGAAGTCGATCGCGTCCTGCGGGGTGATCGCACGAGTGTCGTCATCGACCGGAAAGAAAAACCAGGCAGTTTCTCGGTTGATCGTGACGCGGGCTTGTGACTCGGCTGCGCTCTGAATCTCTGCCAGGCAGCCGGTTTTCGGGATCAGCTGATCATCATCGGGATCGCTGGTAGTGATGCCGTTCGCGTCCTTCGTGACAGTCTCAGGACGACGGCGGATGGTGAGCGTCTGGCCGCCCGGGTTCGAGTCGAACATCAGTCACCGAAGTAGTAGGCAGGCTTTGCGAACGTCGCGAGGCCGAGCATCTGGCGGTGGCGGTCGGTGATGAACCGCTCGACCAGCTCGCGATCGACGGTTACAGCCCGCGAGCTGTGAGCTGTTTTCTTCTCCACGGATTCGTAGGGGCCGAGCTCGGCGAACGCCATCGTGGTCTGTGCGACCTCGAATGTGACAACCTTCGCGCCCTGGTCCTCAGCGCCGATGCCGGGCTTGTTGTCCCGGATCCAGTCGGAGACCACGGTCAGCACCGACGTCGCCAACTGGGACGAAGCCCATTCGGGTTTCTTCGCCCAGTTGGCGAACGTCGCTGCATCGAGGAACGGGGGCATCAGTCCTCGTCGTTGACCAACGCCCAGAGCTGGTCCTTGTTCAGGGCTTCCAGCTCAGCGCGGCTCTTGCCGTGCTTGGGCTTCGGGTGGTCGGCCAGCCAATCGACGAGCGCGGCCTTGGTCGCGATCTGCGCGGGCTTCTCGACGGCCGGCGCGCTGTCGCCGCCGTCGGCGTCACCTTGCCCGGGATCGTTGCTCCCGTCGTCGGCGGTCGGGCTGCCGTCGTCGGTACCGGCCATAGCACCGCTGTCCCCGGCTCCGTCCTCGTTCGATGGCGGTTCGGGCGTCGGTGCGGGCTCGGCCTTGACCCTGGCGATGGCCTTGATGCCGAGCAGACGCTTCGCCTCGGCGGCCGACAACCCGGTGACGGTGTCGCCCTGGCGGTACCGTTTGCGGCTGCCGTCCTCCTGACGCTGGTAGAACACTGACGCTCGGAGAACGTACTCAGCGCTCACGAGAGGATCCCGGTCAGCCGGATGCCCGCCTTGGGCTGGTCCAGCGCGATGGCCCGGTGGTGGGTGGCATCGCAGCGGTAGGACTGCGTCGGACCTCCGAGCGGTCCGTTGCCCTCGGGGTACAGGCCGGTGATCTCGAACGGGAAGAAATCGCTGTAGAAGCCGACCACGCCGCGCTGCAGAATCGTGACCTCGTCGGTCGGCCACGCCATCGACCCGATCGGATCCAGGCCGAAGATCTTCCCGGGCATC